TCCACAGCTAGAAATAACCAACTATTCAGTCAAGTATTTGATATTTATAATTGTAATGATAATAGGAGATTAGAATGGCAATTAAACCAGATTTATTTAATGGAACATCGGTATTTAGTCCAGGTTTTGGACAAACACCATTTGGTACATATGATAACCAAGGCACATATAATAGAGATATTGAATCAACTGCAATATGGTGCGCAAGACGATTAGGTTACCCAACTGTTGAAGTTGAGTTATCTAACAATTCACTTTTCACATGCTATGAAGAAGCTGTGACTGAGTATGGTGCACAAGTTAATCGATTTAATATGCGAGAGAATCTATTAGCTGCAAAGGGTAATTCAACTGCATCTAATTTTACACATAAGAATATTCTACCAAATCAAGGCAGATTAATAGCATTATCAAAACAATATGGCGCAGAAGCTGGATCAGGTGGAAATGTTGAATGGAAATCTGGATTCATAGAAACCACAGCAAATCAACAAGAATACGATCTATCTGCATTATGGGCAGAAGTTTCTGAAAGTGGAAAAGACATTGAAATAAAGCGTGTATTCCATCAATCAACTCCAGCAAGCAAAAGATCTTCATCACCACAATTCGGATCACATCGATCATTGAATTCGTTTGGATGGGGTGGAACAATGGCTGGCGTATCTTTCCTATCCATGCCTATATACGATGATATGTTAAGAATACAGCAGGTTGAATTCTCAGACACTGTTCGTCGATCAATGTATTCGTTTGAGCTAATAAACAATAAGCTAAAAATACATCCAGTTCCAAGAACATCATTCAAGTACCATTTCCAATATATTGTAACTTCCGACAGAAGTACATTAATAACCGATAACGGCGTATCAGATTTTTCAAACATGAAATATGACAACATGACGTACGGTCACATCAACGATCCAGGAAAACAATGGATACGCAAATATGCACTAGCACTGTCTAAGACATTATTAGGTCAAATACGTGGTAAATTTACATCAATTCCTATTCCAGGAGGAGACGTATCAGTTGATGGAGATGCATTACGAAACGAAGGAGCAGCTGAACAGGAAATATTAATTTCACAATTGCGAGAAGATCTAGACGCTGTTTCAAGACGAAACATGATGGAACGTGAGAATGAAGTAACAGACTTTCAGCAGAATATGCTAAATAAGAATCCATTGAATATATACATAGGATAACAATATGCCATTATTCGGAAAAAATAGCGACATAGCATTGTTTAGGCATCTAAATAGAGAATTGATACATGACATTATAGACACAACGGTCGACATAATGAAATCATCAGTATTAGACATCGATGAAAATCTGTATGGGGAATCATCGGGTAAATCATATTTTCAAGCTGTTCGAGTTGGTGCACTAATATCATTTGACAAGAAAGAATTCGAAAGTACAGAATTTGGACTAGATGTTACAGCAAAAGCTACATTCTCATTATTACGAGATGATCTAGTTGATATACCAAATTTAGTAGTTGAATCTGGCGATATAATACATTGGAACGATGTGTATTGGGAAATTGATACAGTAAACGACGATGATTATTTTGCTGGCCAAAACCCAGAAACATCAAACGCTGGAGACAAGTTTGGTTGGAATATTGGTATAATATGTGAAACACATATGACAAGACGTAGAAAAATAGAATCAAATAAATCTGATTTTGGATATAATAAGGACATATACTAATGGCAAAAAAGACTAATCGTGCGAAGCAGGTACAAGTAGATAATAAACCATCCAGCTTAGACGTTGGACTATATGACATTGATTCGTCTATAAAGTATTATTTCGACAACACAATAATTCCAACGATACTAGATAAGAATGGCGCACAAATGCAGGTACCAGTTGTATATGGATCTCCTGAGAAATGGAAATCTATGCAGAAATCTAGCTTCTATCGAGATGCAAATGGTAAGATACAAGTACCATTAATAATGTATAAGCGAACTGGTATAACTAAGCGGAATGATATGAGTTCGAAGATCGATTCAAATTATCCACAAGTAGCATATGCTGAGAGTAAATATTCTCAAACAAATAAATATGATTTATTTTCAAAGCAGGTAGGTCTTAAGCCAGTTAAACAGTATCATAAGGTCGTCATCCCGGATTACGTCAAATTAACTTATGAATGTATTATATGGACTGACTACCTTAAAGAAATGAACAATATAATAGAAGCGATAAGCTATGCAGAAGGAACGTACTGGGGAGATCCAGACAAGTTTAGCTTCATGTCACGTATAGATTCATTCGCACAAACCACCGACGTAGAAATTGGAAACGATAGATTGATTAGATCTAGTTTCACAATAGAGTTAGATGGATTCATAATATCAGATAACGTACAAAAACGTATGGCAACCGGAGGCGACATAGCATATGGACCTGCCAAAATAAGCATTGGTCACGAAACAGTGGTCGATATTAATCAATTAAAATCAAAGTTATAAGGGAAACCAAAATTTGGAAAAAATCAAGTTTACACCAGAAGAATTAACACAACTAAAAGATCTACGCACAAAATATTCAGAAATATCACATGAACTAGGACAAGTTCAATTGAACAGGCATTCACTAGACAAAACCGAAGCATCACTATTTGTATCAGTAGACGATATACAATCGAAAGAACGTAAATTGGCAGAACTATTGAAAAATAAGTATGGACAGGGTAGTATAGACATAGATACAGGTGAATTCTTACCGTCAAATTAGTCTGTATTTTGAAAAACAGATTGTATATTTATATAAGATTAAACGAATAAATCAACGAATTAGGAGATAAATAAATGGCTGAAAAAATAGTAAGTCCAGGTGTATTCACTAGAGAACAAGACTTCTCTTTTGTACCACAAGGCATTGCAGATATCGGAGCAGCTATAGTTGGACCGACAGTGAAGGGACCAGGTAATGTGCCAATTGAAGTAAATTCATTTTCAGAATATGAATTATTATTTGGTACATCATTTGCAAGTGGTAGCCAATCATATGAGTACTTAACATCACTGGCAGCTGAACAGTATTTGAAGCATTCTGGAACATTAACAGTTGTTAGAGCCATGGCAGGATCATTTACTGGAGCTTCAGCAGATGCATTCAAATCTGGGTCAACAACTTTAAAATCGTTTGTTTTGAAAACGATCGGCGATGGAACAGTAATGAATAACAGTGGTTCAGAAACCGATGGAATATTGGTTAGCGGATCGGCTAACGACGTTAGATTCCAAGTAACTACTGTGAACGAGGCAAAAGGAACATTTACATTACTAATTAGACGTGGTGATGATAGTGCTGCAAAACGAAATGTTTTGGAAACATGGAACAATATATCATTGGATCCAAATTCCCAAAATTACATCGGTAAAACAATCGGTACACAATATGCTACATATGATTCTACAGAGAAATATGTAAAATATCTAGGATCTTATCCAAATAAATCAAAATTTGTATATGTAGAAGAATCAACGATTGCTGATACAATAGACTGGTATGACGCAGATGGTGGAGTTAGAGTATCAACTGCAACTGGAAGTTTGCCAAAACCAAGTAGTGGTTCATTTAGTGGTGGTACAAATGGTACTGAAGCTACTGGAAAAAAGAAAATGTATGGTGACATAACATCGACAAACATACAGGGTATAGCGCCGGCTGCATATGTAACTGGAATAGAGTTACTATCAAATGCAGATGAATACGATATCAATATGATAGCTTGTCCAGGTATAAATGCAAAGGATCACGGCACATCGGTAACAAAATTAATGCAAGTATGTGAAGAACGTGGAGATTGTTTTGCAATAGTAGATCCAGCACCATTTGGAGCAGCTATAACAGACGTAACAGCAGAGGCAGAAGCAGAAAATAATTCTTATGCAGCAATGTATTGGCCATGGGTTCAAATACCTGCAAGTAGAGTCGGTAAGAATGTATGGGTACCAGCATCAGTTGTTATGCCAGGCGTATTATCGTTCAATGATGCAGTAGCTGCAGAATGGTATGCACCAGCTGGATTAAACAGAGGTGGTATAGCTTCAGCAATTAGAGCAGAACGAAAATTATCACATGCAAATAGAGACACATTGTATGAATCTAGAGTCAATCCATTAGCTACTTTCCCTGGTGAAGGTGTAGTTGTATGGGGACAAAAGACATTACAAAAACGCTCTACTGCATTAGACAGAGTTAACGTACGTAGATTATTAATAAACCTCAAGAAGTTCATAGCTAGTACATCTAAATATTTAGTATTTGAAAATAATACCGATGCAACACGTCAAAGATTCTTATCGGCGGTTAATCCGTACATGGAATCAGTTCAACAGAACAATGGACTATACGCATTTAAGGTAATAATGGATAGTACTAATAATACAGCAGATGTAATAGATAGAAATATCATGAAAGGAGACATATACATTCAACCAGCTAAAGCTGCAGAATTTATAGTAGTTGACTTTAATATTATGCCAACTGGTGCTACTTTTGGCGAATAAGATATTTATAATAAAGAGGAGATAAGCAAATGGCTAATTTAATAGACCCAAATGAATTAATGTTTAAGAAGTTTCAACCTAAAACACAAAATAGATTTATTCTATTGGTTGACGGTATTCCTTCTTTTATGATTAAGAAGGCGGCTCGTCCAAGTGTAAAATTTGGAACAATTACACTTGATCACATTAACACAAAGCGTAAGATTCAAGGCGCTGCAACTTGGGAAGATATGGACATAGTTCTATATGACCCAATTGTACCATCAGCAGCTCAAGCTGCAATGGAATGGGTTAGACTAGGATATGAATCTGTAACCGGTAGAGCTGGATATGCAGATCTATATAAGAAGGATTTAACAATTCAGATACTTGGACCAATTGGTGATAAAGTTGAAGAATGGGAAATCAAAGGCGCAATGATAACCGCAGTTACTGGCGGAGATCTAGACTGGGCAAATGGTGACAGCGTAATGGAATTATCCATTAGTTTAGCCTATGATTTCGCTATATTACACTACTAATAATCGCTACTTAGTAGGGCAAAGGATCTCTCTGACATTTATGTTGGGGAGATTTTTTTATGTCATGATATTTATATAAAGAAACAAAATAATTAGTTACACATTAATGGAGAGTTACAACATGTCAAATTTAACAGACAGCCAACTAAAAGATAGACTTATTAGTCAATCATCTGCAAAAGCAACAAAAGCTGCAGGATTCCCAACTGAAATCATAGATCTACCATCGAAGGGATTATTATATGTCGAAGGACACCCACTCAGATGTGGTACAATCGAAATGAAATACATGACAGCCAAAGAGGAAGACATTTTAGCGTCGCAATCATTGGTTAAGCGTGGATTAGCATTAGACAAACTATTCAAGGCATTGATCGTTGGAAGTGGAGAAGGTGAACCATTTGAATATGATGATCTAATTGTCGGCGATAAAAACGCAGTAATGGTTGCAGCAAGAGTTCTTGGTTATGGTAAAGATTATCCAATATCTGTTGAAATACCTGATTTAGATTTAGACGAACCACATAGTATGGTAGTTGACTTAACTCAACTAAAGGACGTAGAGTTTGACGAAACAGTGTTTGCTAATGGCAATTGTATAGATTTTAAGCTACCAACGTCTGGATTAGATATAACATTTAAGATTATGACAAGTCGCGATGAACGATCAATACAAGCTGAAGTATTACGACAAAAGAAAAACACAAAGGGTGGACTATTGGTCAGTCGTGAACTATCAACTAGATTAAAATATATAATAACATCAATAGATGGTGATGATTCAAATAAGGCAATACGAGACTTTGTTGATACAACTATGCTTTCCCAAGACTCACTTGCCCTTAGGAAATATATGGCAAAGGTTCAGCCAGATGTAGATCTAACCATTGCAATAGACCTACCAGAGTTTGACTATTACAGTGAAATACCGTTGCCAATCGGTCTAGACTTTTTTTGGCCAGGGTCTTAACCAAAGGCCCAAAATACACAAGGAAATTTTCACATTGGCTTTCCATGGTCAAGGTGGATTTTCTTGGAATGACGTCTACAACATGCCAATTTGGATGAGACGCTTTTACATACTAGAAATACAATCTTGGAATACAGAACAGGAAAATGCAATCAAAAGTGCTGAAAGCGCAAGCCATTAGTGTATAACCATATATTTATATTAAACTATGATCACAATAGGGGAATACAATGGTAAAGATAATATCACTAATAATTGGCTTTTTTGCTGGACACGGACAATATAAAGAGGTTGCGCGTCTACGAAAAGAAAATCCTGCATTTTTTATTGAGTACAATAAGCTCGTAAAAGATGCCAAGGCATTGCAATCAAACATCGAGAAGGTCAATAAAAAATACGGGATAAATTAGCATGGGCAAAGAAAGTTCATATAACTCGTCCGTTGAAATTGCACGCGAACTTGCAAGCCTCCAGACCGATATTTCAGCAAATCTTGAAAAGCAGCGAATTGCATATGCTGACATGGATAAGCGAACACTTAAGGCTAGAGATCTTAAGCAGGAAATGGTCGATCTATCTATGCGAGAAGTTGAGTTGGGCGAAGCTGTAAACAAGCTCACCAAATCAAACGCAGATCTACTTAAGAAACTACAAAAGACACAAGAAAAATTCAATGAAAACATTGATGACATGGCGGCGAGCATGACTGGCTTCACGGATAGAATTCCATTGGTCGGAAAGTCTATGTCAAAGTATGTTACTGAAGGGGCTAAGGCGGCAAAGAAATCATTCGCATCATTCACCAAATCGGGTATGTCTGGATTCAGAGCACTTACTGCAACAATGATGGCTAATCCAATTTTTGCAATTGCAGCAATTATCATTGGTATAATTGTACTACTTGTTAAACTCATTGCTATGGGTGAGAAGTTCAATCAAGAAGTCAAGGGATTGCGTAAGGAATTCGGACTATCTGCAGACAATGCAGCTGAGATGAATAAGGTATTGCATAAGGGTGTAAGCGATGGCCTATATGAGAAAATCAAGGAGTCGGTATCTACATTACGATCTGAACTAGGATATTTACCAAATATCACGCTAGACTTCCAAAAACAAATAAAAACATCTGTAAAACTATTGGGACTGTCAACTGAAGCTGCTGGTAAATTACTAGCGTTCACTACACAAAATGGCATGTCCCTATCAAAATACAGATCAACATTAGAAGACGTTATATCAGATCAAAACAAGCACAATAAATTACAAGTATCTGGTCGCGAAATAACATCAAAAATTGCTAATATTGGTACAGATATTAGAATAATGTATAAGGGTCAGACGGATGAACTAGTTAAACAAGTTGCTGCTACAACTAGACTAGGTATATCTATGTCAAAGGCCAGAGATATTGCAAAAGGAATGCTGGATATTGAATCATCGATAGAGGCACAATTTGAAGCACAAGTATTAACTGGTAAACAGTTAAACTTCGACGAAGCTAGAAGATTACAACTCGCTGGTAAATTTGGAGATGCAGCCGAATTGATTCGGAACCAAGTTGGTGACATATCGAAGATGGATCTAATACAGCAGGACGCAATAGCTGCAGCAACTGGCATGAGTATAGCTGAATTAGCTGGATCACAATTGAAAAGTGAAGCTAGTGGACAAGCAGCAGTTGCAGCAGGACTAGAATCAGTTGCAACAGGCATGGATAACGCAAAAGAAGCTATAGCCTCACAATTGGCAGGAATAGGGCAGGCAATATCGCAGCGAGTTGCACCAGGAGTTGAGGCATTAGCACGGACGTTTACTAGCTGGACTGGTCTTGGGTCAACAACTGGCAAAAATGAAGCCGGCGAAAATGTTACTGCAGAATACGATAAGACAGGATTTGTGCAACGAACACTTGCAACCATTATGAAATACACAGCGCCAGGTGGAATGGCCATGTCAGCGCAAATTGCATTAGCAGGAATGGACATTTCCGATAACGCGTCAGAAAAACAAGCTAGATCTGAGGCAGGAATGGTTGATGACTTTATAATGCGTCCTGGCAAACAGCCAATAAAATTCAGAAAGGATGATATTCTACTTGGTGGAACAAAACTATTTGATGGCCCATCTGGATCTGGTGGAGATGCATCATCGGCAATTGTTGCAAGATTGGACAGATTAATTGGATTGGTAATGGAAGGAAAAACAATCGAATTAGATGGAACAAAAATAGCTGAAACATTGGCGTTAAATAAGTTAGACATTGGGGTAGGATAATGCCAATAAATATACAATCAGATTTATTATCATACTACAATGCAAACAAGGGTAGTATAACTAAGATAATTGCAAATGAAGTCCACTACGCTGAAGATGGATCACATATACGAAACTACACAAGTGAATGGAACACTGCAAATAGATATGGTGATACCGTAAATATGCTAAGTGAAAAGCCAAACAGCTTCATATATGATCTACAATCATCTCGACTTACTGGCATATATTCAAAGTTTAATTTGCAAACGGACTCATCGCAAACCAGTATGTTATATACTGTTCGTGAGCCGTATATACTTAGAGGTATACAACGACCAGCTAAGAAACATAAGACAAAGGTTCAAAAATGGGGTACTGAAGAATTAGGCGATAATCCAATATTAGGTGGATTAGCTGAACGAGTTGATAGAACAATATTTGATATTGCAAGGTTAGCAAAGTCAATTGTGTCTCCACGTGGAATAGCATTCGTTGGAGCTCAACTGTTATTTAAACTATATACTAGCTCTGAATACTCGTTCATATCGACAAAAATACCTGTAATGGCACGTCTAATTAAGGCATTTAGTGGTAAGCCAAACGTCAAAAATATCGCTGCGATACTATCCAAAACTAGAGAGGATGGTAACTATGCAGGCAAACTTGACTTGGTAAATACGTTTGGATTAGGAACATATTCAGCTGGAAACTATGACAAATACAATTCAGCAGACGATAAACTATTCACGCCACAAGCTAAACGCGCAATGATCCCAATATCATTTGAAAATATAGATGGATCAGATAGACTAGAATTTAGAGGTATAAACCTATCTGGATTAACAAACAGCTTCAATGCTGGATGGGATTCAAAGACATATATTGGTCGACCAGATCCATTCCACACATACAAATCGTTCAGTAGAGCACCAATAACAATTGGGTTTGATGTGTTTGCGATCAGTTACCTTGGACTAAAGGGAATGTACCAAAAATTAAATGTATTGTCAGGAATGACTGCGCCAATATTCAATAATAACTATAGAATGATTTCCCCATTGGCAAGATTGTCAGTTGGAAACTATATACAGGATGAAGAAGGATATATTGTGTCTGTATCAATTACTCCATATCTAGATCTACCATGGGAATTGGGATTATCTGATAAAAATGGTAAATCACTAACACTTCGTGAAAAAGCTGGTTTAGCCGGTGCCATAGCTAAAATCAAAGATAAGTTCAAATCAAAGGACAAGAAGATGAAAGGTGCTACAGCTGAAGAACCAATATTGGACGGTGTAACATTGCCCCGCGCATTTAAGGTTGAAGTATCATATCAAACCATTGAAAATGAATTACCGACACAACTTGGTACTAAACGACTAAACGATAGAACAAGAACATATTTTGGACCAAATGAATGGTTAGCAGATATACCAAAGGAATAACTTGATATGAGCAGATATAAGCATAGTGGCATAAACAATGATGATGACGGCAATAAGTTTGTCAAATCAACCATTTATCCAGTCATCCCTCCATCATCAAACGATTTATATGTCATTTCAAAGGCAGGCGATAGATTAGATATATTAGCCAATCGATTCTATAACGATATATCTAAGTGGTGGATAATAGCCGTATCAAATAACCTTGGTAAGGGATCGATGCAAATCGAATCAGGAATAAGATTACGTATACCAATGGACACATCTGCATTTATTGCAAAATTGGAAGCCAATCAAAAAGGATAGTATATGAGTTATAGAGGAGTATTTCTAGATAAGGTTCACCCAAATGTCAGACAGAAACTAGACAACCTACAAATGGCCGAAGCGTCGGTTAATAGGTACGATAGAACAACTATGCAACGTACGCCATGGATAAAATTGACGTCAAACGCAGCTAGCGAAGAACGAGGATTTCCAAATGCTGGCGCATACATATTGCAGTCATCTGTAATCGATACAACTGATCCACCAGAACATGGAAAATTGGAAAGTTGGGGAGAAGGCGCAGGATATGGAAAACTATACGGTAGTGGAAGATTAAACAAGCCACGTCCAGCAATAGAGTCAATAACAATATCAAACAAAGGTACACTCGGATCGATCAGAACAGCGCAAATAAAGGGTACAATATATGCAGAATCGGATTTAGAATGGTTTGAAAAACTATATAT